AAAGATGATATTGAAATCACCAGAGAAAAAAATACTTTGGTAATCAAAGGCAACAAAGAGGATGAAGAAATGGGACAAGCAGAATATCTACACAGAGGTATTGCTGCACGTAACTTCACAAAAACAATTACCATTGCTGACACTATCGAAGTACATAGTTCAGAACTCAAAGATGGTATTCTGCGTGTTGGTCTGATTAATGTTATTCCAGAACATCAAAAACCAAAACGCATTGAAATTGGTAATGAACTGAAATTTTTTGAGCCTAAACTTCTACAAGAAGAAAAGAAGGCTGCTTAAACAGTGGGGCGCAAGCCCCACTTTAAAGGATACATGATGGACAAAGACCTACGATCATATCTCAAAATCTATTCCGATTGGCTCACACCAGAAGTGTGTCAGGAAACTGTTGACGAACTTGAACTAGTTGAAGGACAGTTTCAGACGCACCAGTTTTATAATTATATGGAAGAATCTCACTACTCATATGATAAAGAACTTTCGGTCACATGGTCAAATGTGAAACACAAAGGATATATCATGCAAAGAATATGGGATGGTTTGCAGAGATATCATTTGGAACTTAAAGAATGGGGTTGTGATTGGTATGATGCTTGGCAAGGCTTTACTGAAGTTCGTTTCAATCGTTATCGTGAAGATACACAAATGAAACTTCACTGCGATCACATTCATTCAATGTTTGATGGTGAACGCAAGGGTATACCAACACTCACTATTCTTGGTGGTTTGAATGGCGGCTATGATGGTGGTGATTTGGTATTTTGGCAAGACACTCCTATAACTTTGAAAGCGGGTGAGATTATGATTTTCCCATCAAACTTCCTTTATCCACACAGAGTTGATCTGGTGACGAAAGGCACACGATACTCATATGTTGCTTGGACATGGTAATGAAATCAAATTCAAATTTTAAAATGGGCAAAGAACTGAAGGTTTTACTTTCAGGTCTTTCTGGTAAAAACAAGACTGACTACAAGCGTGAGATGATTCAAGCAATCATTGCTCCACGAATCGAATTCAAGAAGAAGAAAAAAGAAGAGGTGCAAGGTGACTGATCTGTTGATGGTAAGTCACTTTCATAAAGACTTTTCTTTTAATCATGAATCATCTTGGTTGAAAGCAGCATATGCTGGTTCTCATGCACCATACAAGTGGCAACCACCAGGTCCTGGCAATTGGATCAACACATCACAACATAAAAGTGTGTATGGCTATCGTCACTATTACAGCATGTGTAGTGAAGATGAGTTTCTTCGTGCATTAGCACAACAAGCATCCGAGTATTACTTGTGGCATAATGGTCGTGCAGACTTCATTGGCTGTACAACATATCGTCGCTATTTGGACTTCAAAGGTGACTTGGGTAAAAATATTCTGAAATCATCGTTGCCTGCCACACAAGAAAGTGCTAATTACATGTCATCTGATGAACAGAAGGCGGCCGCACTCAAACTACTTGAAACACACGATGCGATTACAAATCACATCACACCATTGCCATACTCTGTTCGCAACCAGTATCTACAGTCACAACCACCAGAGTATTTGAATCTATTTTTAGAAGGTATTGAAAAGTTATTACCCGATTATAGAGACAAGATGGGTTGGTGGGATGACAACGGTGCTAGTTTTGAAACTTGTTATGTCATGCGTAAGCAACTGTTCAGAAAGTATGCATCTGAGTTATTCGAACTTTTAGAATATGTGTGGCAGAACACAAGCAGAGTATACCCAACAACTTCAACAACATCTGAGCCATTGCCTTGGAGATATCCAGGTTTTTTAGGTGAAAGATTTTTACCATTCTTCTTACACGCCAACAACGTAAACGTGGCTAGAACGTCACTTGTCATTTTGGAATAGTCGAAACGATTTTTTCGTCGTGCGCCACGCATGAAGTGAGTGCTTACTTATTATGAAAGAAAAATACGTAAAAGCCCATATGAAAGCGGCCAGCGTTTATGCTGAACTTTCAACCGCTCGTAGATTACATGTGGGCTGTGTAATCGTCAAAGACAATACCATCATTGGTATCGGATATAACGGTATGCCATCTGGTTGGGATAACAACTGCGAAGAAACTCTATATGTCCTCAAAGATGAATGTTATGAAACACCAGAATGGATGATTGCCAATGGTTATACCGAAACTGCTCATGGTTGGACACGGTTAACATCTAAACCAGAAGTTCTACATGCCGAATCTAATGCTATTGCTAAAGTTTCTCGGTCAACAAACTCAAGTGATGGGGCAACAATGTTTATTACCCACGCACCATGCTTGGAATGTGCTAAGATGATATATCAGTCAGGAATCAAGGAGGTTTACTACAAAAACGCCTACAGAAGTGATTCGGGTATTAATTTTCTAAAAAAGTGTGAAATTAACGTTATTCAATATGAGGAGTAAATTATGAGCAATATCACAAAAGTAGCAAAACAATTGGCCGAAGCCAATCCTAAAATCTCCAAAGCATACAAGTATGATCTTGTGATGCGTGAGTTTGATAACAAGATTGAATTGATCGGTCTTGTTGATGATCCAACATATGACATTGCTGATTTTGTCGGTCGTGAAATGTTGTTTCCTAAAAAGTGGGTAACACTTGATGTTTATGAACCAACAAAAGAGGTAACAGTATGACAGTAAAATGCTTTACATTTAAAACACATCAAACTATCATGGGTGAAGTGGTTGAAGATTGGGATACGGGATTTGCACTTAAAAACCCAATGCAAGTTATTGCTGTACCACCACGTTCTGCTACTGATCCTGGTGGCGTAGGCTTTGCACCCTATCTTGCTTTCACTGAAGAGTTTGACAAAGGTGTGACTTTCAAATCTGAAGATGTATTAACTGTCAACACACCAGTGATCGATCTTCTCAATCAATATAATCGTATGTTCAGCAAAATTGAAATTGCACCACCAGGCTTAGTGATTTAATGGGTAAATACTACACAAATGTTTGTGTCCACGGCAATCACATTCTTTTTCGTGGAGTAAACAGCGACGGTCGGAGAGTAAAGAGCAAAGTCAAATACTCTCCGTCTTTGTTTGTGCAATCTAACAAATCATCTCAATGGCGTTCATTGTTCAATGAGCCATTGGAACCTATGACTTTTGATACTATTCGGGAGGCACGTGATTTTGTCAAGCGTTACGAAGATGTTGCAAACTTTAAAATCTACGGCAATACACGCTATGAATACGCATTCATTGCTGACAATTTTAGAGGCATTGTTGATTGGGATATTTCTCATCTCTCTGTCGTATTCATAGACATTGAGGTTGGTTCTGAAAACGGATTTCCTGATCCATACAAGGCTACCGAGCCTATTACAGCAATCGCTATTCATCAATTGAATGGCGGTACTACAGTTTATGGTTATGGTGATTATGAGGTAAAAGGTGAAGAAACATACATTCGCTGCGAAGATGAAATCGACTTGTGTGAACGGTTTATTGCTGACTGGTCAAGCAATTGCCCTGACGTTGTTACTGGTTGGAATATCAAGTTCTTTGATGTTCCTTACCTTGTCAATAGGTTTACACGTTTATTTGGGGATGATGTAGTAAACAAGTTATCGCCATGGTCTGTGTATTCTGAAAGAAAGACCATGTTCAAAGGTAAAGAACAGATTGTTTATGATTTAATTGGCATCTCTATTCTTGACTATCTTGAATTGTATCAATGGTATGCACCTGGTGGTAAAAACATTGAAAACTATCGTCTTGATACTGTTGCTAGTGTAGAACTTGGTGAAAGTAAATTGTCTTATGATGAGTATGACAGTTTACATCAACTTTATAAACTTGACCATCAAAAGTTTATTGAGTATAACATCAAAGACGTACATCTTGTGTTAAAACTTGAAGATAAGTTGAAGTTGATTGAATTGGCATTGACTCTAGCCTATGACACAAAAACAAATTATGATGACATCTTTGCTCAAACAAGAATGTGGGATGCACTGATATATAACTATTTGCTTGAGCGCAAGATTGTTGTACCACCACGCCGTGTCGCAAAGAAGAACGAAGCATTTGAAGGTGCTTATGTCAAAGAACCGCAGATTGGTCTACACGATTGGGTTGCATCATTTGATTTGAACAGTCTGTATCCGCATTTGATCATGCAGTATAACCTCTCACCAGAAACAATTATAGAGAAAGATGATTACACTGATGAAATGAGACAACTTGCTGGTCAAGCATCCGTAGAGAGTTTGCTCGACAAAAAACTTGATACAAGTGTAATGAAGGATGTGACAATTACACCAAACGGCCAGTTCTTTCGAACAGACAAACAAGGCTTCTTGCCAGCGATGATGATTGAGATGTATGAAGATCGCAAGAAGTTTAAGAAGTTGATGCTGAAGGAACAACAAGACTATGAAAATGAGAAAGATGTAAACAAGAAAAAAGAGATTGAGAAGTTAATTGCAAGATATAACAATCTACAACTTGCAAAGAAAGTTTCACTAAACTCTGCCTACGGTGCAATGGGTTCTCAGTATTTTAGGTTTTATGATTTGCGCCAAGCACTTGCTGTTACACAAGCAGGTCAACTATCAATTCGTTGGATTGAAAACAAACTCAACGAATACTTGAATAAAATTCTAAAATCTAATACTGACTATGTTATTGCTTCGGATACAGATTCAATCTATCTTAATCTTGGTCCACTGGTTGACTCTGTGTATAAAGAAAAACCAGAGGCTCAGAAAGTTATCGCCTTCATGGACAAAATCTGTGAAGAGAAAATTCAACCATATATTGATAAGAGTTATCAAGAACTTGCTGAATATGTTCATGCGTTCGACCAAAAAATGCAGATGAAACGTGAAGGCTTGTCAGATAAAGGTATCTGGACCGCAAAGAAACGTTATATTCTAAATGTGTACAACAACGAAGGTGTTCAGTATGCAAAACCAAAAATCAAGGTCATGGGTCTTGAGATGGTCAAGTCATCT